CGGGACGCCTGGTTTCAAATCTCCAACATCCGATGGGCGTCGTTCGCCCATCGTCTGCCGACGCTTCTGTTCAATCGTCCACGGCTCGGTCTGGAAGTCAGCAGCCGTCGGCCCCTCTAAGCCAACCGGATAATTCTTAAAACTGGCCGTGAACCCAGTAGGTGGCGCCAATGGATGTAGTGACGGTGGCGTCACATCAACATTTGGTCCCGAGCCTCCTGCTACTCCACTCAACACATCCTCAGCTGTTGGAAACAGTTTGAAGGAATCTATGTATGCCGGCCACGCGAAATCGTACGGGGTGCGCTCGCCCGAGCGCACGGGCGTCCACACGTCAAATGCTATCTTATGTGCATCAGAATCGTAAGTCGCCTGTTCAATGATGCACTTCACGGACGTATCCGCGAAATCAGTAAGCGTGACATTAGCGATATCAAAAACTTCTGCCTGCAACTTCGTCAACGGAGTCGTGAACTTCAGTCTCTTCCAAGTATTCGCCATGCGAATTAACCAGAAGGTAGCCGACTTCGCCACCAGCGCGTAGATATTGTAGATGTAGAAGTCAAACTCCTGGGCCTGGACACCGTAACGCTTCACGTTATAACGAAAGATTGCTTTGTTTGGCTCTGACTTCGAGTAATCATACTGCCAGATCGCAGTCAATTTCGTGACCAGATCCTCAGTAGCCGTGTGACCAATCACTAAAGACTCTGGTAACACATCCGACTCATTGATTGTAATATCAGCAGTTGGTTCCTCGCTCAGGTACTTGATGTAGAACTTATCATTCCGCAAGTACAAGGCGCATCGCGCCTGAAAGGCGATTTCCTTGAGAACCTCAAAGACGTTCCGTTGTTCCAAAAGCGGGAAGTGCGATGGGTAGTTGTCAATCTTCGTGCGGACTGCATTAAAGGATACGGTGTCAACCGTGAATGAGGTGTATTTCCCGATGATCCATTCAAGAATATCAACCGTATTTGGACCGACACTTGAAGTCAGGGTGACGTAAACATCATCCTCCCAACCTTCGTTGTATCGGCTTAACGGTTTCGTGAGGACAACCTCAGTAATCGTATACGCGCTAAAATTCACGAGCCGTGACGTATAGTACGTACGCGGCACCGTTACGAGTTCCCTGATACCAGAATCGTAACGCCTCCAAGCTGACACCCGATTTATCGTACTTGGAAGAATATTCACAATGAACGGGATCTCCTCCCGCCCCTCGTAAATCACTTCGCAACCCGGTTCGGCCCAGAAGAAATCGGCCGATGGAAACGTTGCAAGGTAATCCCACCCAAGATTCGTTCGGTCCTTTTCTTGATCATCACAAATCACCGGCGCAAAAAGCACTTGATCTCGGCTTGCGAACTCCCCGTACGTTCCAGGATCAGCACTGAAACGGCCAGACGCCGTATCACCGCAACCAAGCCAACGAATCGTTGGAGGTACGGTTAACGACCCTGTTGCCGGATGAATGTATTGTTGGACATGAAACGTGTCACTTCCGCTGAACTGCCCTTTGACTATCGCGCCGCAGATTTTTAGCGTGATCAATCGATATTGAGGAAACAATGTCCCATTGAGTATCTCGATCGAGTCGTACTCATAAGATTTCTCTTTAACTATTGCTGCCTCAAGTTGCTCGATCTGGGCGATACGTTGACAGAAGCATCCTGGTTCTGGTGCGAAAATTGCCCGCGCTGTCTGCAACCCAAATAGTCGATCGTTCGTGATGTGAAAGCCTCTGAATACGAGAGGGCAACACATATTCTTCAACTGGTCAAGTCGCGCCTCCTTCGTGAAATCATGAATCCCGAAACCAGTCTTAAGCGTTGCACCCCATGGATCTTTCAACCGAAGACCGGGCAAATTGACCACCGTACCGAAGCAAAGTGGCCACGGTTTCCCAATCAAGTCCTCTTTAATAAAGCGGAAGTCCCCTTCCTCTACCGAGAATCCAACTTCCTGATCCTCGATCTGATTGATGACATCAAAATTGATCGTCCGATCGCCTTCGTGCCATTCGATGGGGCTGGATACTTGGCCCTTAAACAAAAGGAATCGATCCGTGAATGCAGTACCCCTGTACCACTGGTAGACCCAAGCTGGTCGTTTGTGGATATCGTTGTTGTCGATGATCGCCTTTATTGATCCATCAACATCAGCGAGAACGAAACTTAGTTGTTGGGATTCGCCGGACGTGCCCGCCGTAACACCACTTATTGTGATGACGTTATCTAGTCCACTTACGCTCTGGATAACTCCGTGGACACTTTCACTATCCAAATCGATATCGCCATACCTCGAAACGGAGCCTCCGTCCGTCCATTGAACTTCCAGGATAATAACTGGCTCGGCGCCGTGTGTTTGAGCAATTTTCGCCAGTCCACCGGCTGAGATTGATCTCATTGTTTGATCCCCTCGAATTCAATCTGGATACTTTGGAGTTCATCCCCGGGCGCCCCGGCGGCGCGGCCAGTCGTCTCGAATTCATTTGGGTTCGTGGTAATATAGCCGACCCACTTCTGACCCAAATGATCAACAAGTTGAACACGACTACGATAATATGACACGATGAACGCACGCAACTCCAATGCTTTCGCACGAGTGAGAGTGAATTGAAGTTGAAGTCGTTTCCTCAAATCTTTAGCCTTCACGTACGTGTATCGCGTGTTATCGATCGCCCTCATAATGACTGGAGAGGTCCGCCCGCCTTCAAGATCCCCAAACTCTGGGTTCGGAAGATACGAGAATGTTTGCATGGTCGGATATGGAGCACCAAACCTCACGGTCATTGTAGTTCCCCTTCAAACTCGAAGGATAGGTCAACTATATTTCGTTGCGATCGCACCAAATCGGCGTTCGGCGTCGTGATCACACCATGCCAATCTCGCCCTTCCCAGTCCTCCAACCCAACCTGAAGACCTAGTGTATTCTCAAAAAAGCTTAATACCGCCTGCGCTTGCGCCTCCGTCAATCCGGTGAACGTCAAAGCCAATTGCTTAACTTTAGGCCACGTGGGATCAGCAAAGACTTCAAGGTACCCACCTCGGGATTCACGGTTGATTCGAGTGAATTCAAGACGTTCACGATTCCCAAATTCAGGCGCACGGATAATAACCTCAAGTGTCGGCGTAATTGTCGTTGGATAATACAATCTAATGTGGTTCTGTTTAACCAAAGTCGGCATCGTTACGGCTGGAGGCGTAGGAGCACCCGGCACGGAACTCTCTCCAACATTCGGCGAATAGTTGCACGTGTCAATCGTATTTTCCCATACGACCGCATGCCCAAACACCAGCGATTGGGTCGTAGTCCTTGGCCAAACGCTACCTGCTGCCGACGGCTCGTCTCCGAACTTGAGTTCCTGTTCGATGTTATGAACCCAATCTCTGGCCACAATTTGGGTGAATCGAAGATTAAGTTGAGCGATTGCAAAAATTGGGACTGTCGCGTGTTCACTAAATATCAAACTTTGAGTCGATGAACACGGTATCGCGGTGCCAAGAATTAGGACTTTTCCAACTGAATCCGTAAATATAAGGCCGTTGTTGGCACTCTCAGAAATGCCACCTACGACAATCTTTTGCCCATAAATCGTCTGCGAAAAGACTAGACCATTGGAAGCCGATTCCGTTTTGATATCCGAAACGGCAACCTGCCCGAATATAAGTGACTGTTCTGGGTTTTCCTCATACGGCGTCGGATTGGTCGTCCACGCCTGTTCCCCGAAAATGAGATTATCCTCAGCGTATTCACTCTTTAGGGAGTTAATCGCTTCGTCACTAAACTGCAACGCGCTCTCTTGGTCACCATAAAGCGTAATACCAGGATCGGGTAAGTCCTGGCCGAACACAAGTGACTGTTCAACAATTGGTTGGAACTTAGATGTCCACGCAATTTCCTGATCGAAGATCAAATCCTGCACACTACCGTAGACTTCATCCGTCGCAGTATCTTGCGTAAACTGCAAACCGCTTGAGGCTGCTTCATCTAATGGGGCAGCCCCAGACATTAAGACATGAACAGCAAATCGTATCAGGTTAAGGTTTGGGGTCGCTAAATTTCCAGCGATATCCGCCGCTACACGAGTCACTCTCAACGTGCCTGGATCAACACCAGCTACATCAGCGGATACTCTGGTGACGCGCATTACGGCATCATCAATGCCCGCGACTTCCGTATTTACCCGAGTGACTCGTATTGTAGCCATTAGCCTACCTCAACACCAGCTTGAGCTGCATTGACAGCACTTACCGACCAAGCACCTGCCGTGTCCGGATCATTCACGAACATTTGGGACTCGGTCTTGTACGTAGTCGTTGAGACGCCTCTCGTTGTACCCGCTTCCGTCACATTGCTCTTAATTTTCGGAATCAGACTCACGGTTCCAGTGTCCACTTTGCAATCCACGTTAATCTGAACGCCCTTGATATTAGAAGCAAGGTACGCGAGTGCCCCGAGATCACAAAGAGTCTTATCGGTCGTCGTTCCACTGGAGATGTAGTCCGTATCATCGTTTTTCGGATTCTCGTCGATCAAAGCATAAGAATCCACGCCGGTACTCAAGGCCCAGTCCTCATCCGCCGTGTCCCCATTCGGAAGAAGTTGTTCGACTTTGATCGGGCCAAGAAACGCGGCGTCATCGATGTAAACATCATCGTAACAGTAGCACCCATCCTGGGTATCGGAATCAGCATCAATTCCCCAAATCTTCAAATGGGTTGCACTCGTCGGAGTTCCGTTTCTGGTGTCAAGTCCAGTGACATTCGCGACTTCATCGCCATTCACCTTGATAATGATGGCACCTGTCGTGTCATGAATCACGACTTTATATTCAATATAGGCCCAATGTGCTGGCAACAAAGCACCTGGTACCACAACTAACGGCGTAGTGGCACTCTCATGCAACGTCACTCGCAACGTTGATCGTTCAACGATCCACACGGTCGTATGCGTGGTCGCATTTGCGCTATCATAGATACTGAAAAGCGGAAAAGCCGTCACAAAAGAATTGTAATTCTTCCTCGGCCGTACAGCCATGCCGCAATAAACAGTCGAGAGCGAGGAACCAAATGGAATATTGAACCAATTAAGATCCGCGGAACCATCCGGCCCTAATGCTATGGAGTAACCGTTTCCCCAACCTGCCCAGATTCTCGGCCCACTTCCACCCGCTAAAGCCGATATGTATTTTGCTTCGAGACCAGATTTCACTGCCGCTGCGCCGCCAGAACCGGTAGTTGTTCCGAACCCCTCGAATCCCTCAATTCTTAGGAGACTCATGTTTGTACCTCCACACCGAACTCGGCGTTATTGAGATCCGTGGTAGTCCATTGGTTCCCAGTGTTCGGATCATCTTCTTGAATTCGACGCACGACAGTCAAGTCTTCGTTATCGACGACTGGAACTGTGGCCCCGTTGGACGTTGTAGCTCCAGAGATCGTGACGTGACGCATATTGCGAATCCCATCAGCCGAAGGTTGAACAATTGCTTCAGGCATTATTGCGTGAAATATACCGCTTGAGATTGACTCCAGGCCATACAAATCACGGTCCGTGTTATTGACTCCTTGATTGTAGTCCGATGCCGAAGGGTCAGTTTCATCAACTAACGCGTAATGATCCGTCCCAATGCTTGGCGTGAAGTCAATATCAGAACCATCTGCATCCGGATAAAAAATCCTAACGTTTGTATTCTTTCCAAGAAAGTCGTTGAGCCGCACTCCTTGGTCGTTCAGGATGTACATGTCATCGATGATAAATGGATGGTTTGTTGGGTCATCGCAAACAATACCGTGGACACGAATTACGTTGACTTCATTGTTCACGTTGTTTTGCGTGTCAAGTCCAGAAGCCGAAAGCACGGACGTGTCATCGAGTTTAATATCATAGAGTCCGGTTGATTGGTGAATCTTGAACTTAAACTCCACGTAATACCAATCATCTGCGGTCATCAGACCAGTTGCCGAAATCGCTATCTGTGTAGCATTTCTCAGTAGTCGAAAATACGTGTAATTTACGAATTGCAACTCCAAGTGATTTTCTGATATATCAACCTCTGGCATAATCGTAATAAACGGGAAGTTCCCTGAACCGGAATTTCGTTGTCGAAAACGCAACCCTATAACCAACGTGTAGGCGTACTGATTGCTCGGCAACCAGAAGTCGACGTGTTGGCTGTTACCAAAGGCCGCAGGGCTACCGATATGCAAAGCGTATCCGGTTGTTTCTCCGTTAGTCAGAAAATAACCTGAATCTGAACCTCCCTGAGACTCAAATCGTCCACGATATACTCGACGTAACTTTGTCTGAAGCGCAGAGGCACCGCCTGCACCCGTAGTGGTGCCCATCCCCTCAAAGCCTTCCATTAACAGTAGACTCATTGGTGCCTCCAAAAGTAAAGCCGGTGCAGGCGTCGCCTGCACCGGCTTAATTCGGGAATCAGATCAGACCGTCGAAGCGTTGATCGTGTACGTGACCTTCAACTGATCGCTATTCTGTACGGCAACGTTGCTCGCGAATGCGGCCGTTGACCACAGTTTGTTCACCGGAGTCGTTCCAGGGTCGTGGTTGCCCTTCGTCTGCGAGTTTTGACCCGCACAAACGAAGATGCCTTTGATCGTCCCGGATGCCGTAATATTGTAAATGGCTTGAGTTGTTGAGTTCGTAATCGCCTGAGCCGACGGGGCATCGGCCGGCCATTCTGGCCGCGTTGTCGCGTTGTCACCGTTGTTGCCATCGGTGTAACTGGTGAACTCATCCCAACCATTTCCTGCCTGGTTGATATTATCATACGTGTCGGTCGCGGCGAAAGCCGACCAACCGTTCACGGCGTCAACAAGACCAGCGTACCACGCAGTCTTTTGATCTCCACTATCGAACATCACGTCGAGGACATCGTTCAGACCCTCGTTCGTGATTCCATTCTTGAGTTTATACTCACCGATCTTCTTCCCGCCGCGAATGTGTTCGACCACAAACGTGCCGTGTCCAAACAGTTGATCACCATTGAATTGGTGAATCTGGTTTCTGGACGCATCTCCCAGCGCTGGCCCCTGTGGCGACTTCGCGACCACTACGCTTACTCTGTGGCCCCTCTCACGAGGATTCTGCTGACCCATTTGTGAATGACGCAATCTTCGAGCTAGTTTCAGTTGATTCACTGTTACCTCCTCAAGGTAATTGTATGACGACGTAGCTCGCGGTTAAATTGCTTCACCACTTCGCGAGCAGTTTCTCGGGGACCAGTCGACTCCGTGACATTGATATGCACATCACCGACGGTCGTAGTGATCCCTCCATCCTGGCGAAAAACCGGCGCTACTCCGGCATTCATCGCCTGAATTTGAGGAAAGAACCTTCTTGTGGCATCAACCGTGTTCACGGATTCGCCCCGCGTAAGCATGGCAAGTTGATTATCGGTCCCGAGAGGTCCACCAAGAGCCCGGTAAAACGTCCTCGGGTCGAGAATAACTCCACCGTCCTTTCGGAACACCAAACCACCGTATCGCGCTGTTATTCCTTCTTCCGCCGTGGCCATTTCGCCGCCCGCGAGAAGTTGATTACGTTCTTGAAGCAAACGAATTTCCGCGGATATTTGATCCTGGAATATTGACGAAGCATTTCCAGCCTGATTATAACCAGTCTGAGCCGACGTGCCGGCCTTGAGTGCCTCTTCGTTTGCCTTCTTTTCCGCGTCCCCTAATGACTTAACTTTCTGTTCCATCGGTGTTAACGTTTCAGCCGCGTCCTTCAGTGTAGCAGCCGCCTTCGCCTGATCACGTAATTCGATTAACTTCTTAACCAATTCATCAATCTGCGTGGCCAATTGTGGAAATGCTGGACGGGTGGCTTGAGCGACTCGTTGAAGTTCCTCAATTTTTCTCGCCGCGTTTGCCGGTTCATTCGTCTGGAGAGCCTTCTCCACGTCCTTAACGTCTCGTGTGACTATCGCCGTAAAATTATTGACGGCTTCCGCATTTTGACGTAAGGTTTCCGGCTGGAAAATGATGCCACGCATCGTCGAAATGATGCCAGCAATATCAGCAATTGTGCCTCGAACACCGGTAGCTTCCTGCGCGAATGGGCGCAACGTAATATCCCTGGCACTCACCATTACACGGTTCGTAAGAACCTCGATTTCGGATGTTACTTTCTTCTGATCAACTAAGTTTGTTTTCAGATCAAGTGTCGCCTTGGCGCCTTTCTGAATAATATCTGGAATCTTCGTAAGTTCTGCTTGAACCTTAGAGATGAAGGCCGGATCTCCAAGATCAATATTGAATAACGTGGAAAGAAGAATTTTCTGGTCTGCTGGCAAACTCTCGGCTTGTTTCTTCAGGGTATCAAGAATGAAACCAAAATTGTAATCAAAGATGTTCGTGAGATCAAGTTTCTGTCCAGTTAACGGATTTGAAAACTTCTCACGTACCTTCCTGAGAAGTGGTCCGAAGTCCGGATCGTACTTCTCGAATAATTGAATCCTAGTTCCAAGTTTCGCAAGAATATCCTGGATGGCCTGCGCGTACGCAGTGGCCTTATTTTTGGCGTCTGCGGGTTTGAGTTCAGGATCAAACTTCAAACCTTTCTGAATCAACTCCATGTCTTCAAGGGCCGTCACGATGGCTTTCAACTGGAACAACAATGACTCGGCATCCGGCACCTGTTCCCTAGCAGCCTTTGCGAACGCGAGTTGTTGTCTCTTTTCAGCCTCAATGGCCTGAACATTCTGAGTTAGAATGCTCTGAACCTGCTGAGCAGCCCTTAACTCCAGACTGCGATTCTTTGCGGTATCAGCCGTACTTAAAGCCGCTTTCGCTAACGCCTCAGCTTCTTTAAGCAATTCAGAGGCGCTCTCCTTATTTCCTATTGCTGCCTCTCGGGCCGATCTGGCCGCTAACTCCTGAGAACGTTGAATCTGGGCCACAACCTGGCGACCTTCGTCCAATCCCTTGATTTGTCGTTCAAACTGGAATCCTTCCAGACTCAAGGCGGCACTCTTGATTTTAGTATCAAGATCCTTTAACGCGTTGTTCGCGTCAATTGCTACCTCGTTCAGACGCTTCACGAAATCTTCAGACAGGCTCACGCGTTCTTCAACCTGCTGTCCGATACTCTTCAAGAAAGTCTGCTGGAACGAGAGTGCGAACTTCGCATCCTGCGTCCACTTCGCTTGAAGTGCAAAAAGTCTTTTCTGCATATTCGCCAGAATCTCGGTTTCCGACTTCTTGAGTTCCTCTCTTCTCGCAGTCTCCGTGAGAATCGTACTTCTCAGTTGGGCATTGTTGCCTGCGATTACGGCTTCGGCTGCTTTCCTGGTTGAGTCCTCAAAGAGATTAAAGGCCGCACTCGCGCCGAGTATGAGACCTCCAATTATGAGGGCCGCTCCAAGTGGAGTCGCAGCGAAGCCGATCAATGCCGCCTGGGCAGTCGCTATGCCGCCAACGAACGCCTCCATTGATAGAGTCATGGCGTAAGTTGCCGAGATTATACCCGTTGACGAAAGGATGTACGCGCCCGCGGCCGCAGCGAAGACGACACCGAAAGTCTTAATCGTAGCGGCACCACCTCCAAAAGCATCGAACACCGCATTCACGGCCTTCAGTGCTTCCTGGCCGAATCCCGAAATGAACAGAGCTTGAATCTCCGCCATCTCTCGTTTGATCTTGTTGGCGTCAGTCAAGAAGATAGTGCTGAATGCCGTCTGGAGGTCAATATCGCTGGATTGCTTGATCTCAGCCAAGGTATCGTTGAACTTCTCGGCCGCGCTGCCAGTCAAACCTAAAACGCCTCGAATGGCCCGAATCTGGTTGAACATCTTGCCGATGTCCGTGGCGGTGTCACCAGACTGCGTGGCCAATTTCTGCAAGAATCCTTGGAACCCGAACGCCTGGATTCCTGCCTCGCCAGAGGAAATACCCATCCGATCGAAAACTCTCTTGAGTTCTTCGGTCGGTTTCAACAACTTCAAGATCGTGTTGTTGACCAGGGTGTAAGCCTCATTGTACCTCAAACCGCTAATCGTGAGTTCGGCGATCGAGGCGAGCAATTCATCGAATGACACGCCTGCTTGCTTCGCCAGTACGGCAACTCGACCGAAACTATTTGCCATTTCATCAGCGCGGACACGGCCCAAATCAATCAATCGAAACAGCTTGCCAGCAACGGCTTCCGTCTCGGTCGATGACATGCCATATGATTTCAATGCCGACGAAAGCAAATTGACGGACGACGCCGTATCAGTTACGGCTGCAACTGCGAATTTCGAGGACGTAGCCAAGAACTCGAAGTTCTGCGAACCTTCGGCTATCTGGTTAGATAACGTCTGATAAAGACCTTCGGCTACCACATCGAGCGGTTGGCCAAAGGCTTTCGAGACTGCAACCACTCGCTCATCGAGTTGTTGCATACTCAAACCAAGATCATCACCGATGGTTTGAATCTCAGCCAAGGCCGTCTGATAGTCGATGGCCTGACGCATCCCATCCACGAACGCATCAGATAGTTGCGTGATCGCTCGGTGAATCAATTGGATCGCAAAGATTCGGACGACCGACTGCCAGGACAGAAGTACAGCCCTTCCGGCTTCAGAACCCTTCTTTCCAGCCGTTTCGACATTCTTTGCAAATGCCGAAACTTCGGCGTTAGCGGCCTTTATGTCACGTACGGTCTTCTCGATCGCCGCTTGACCCGTTGCAGGCATCAGACCTTTCGGGTCAATCCGCGCTTTTGCTGCTGCCTCTAAGGCTCTGGTCTCCTGAGCCTTTTGAAGCGTAGCCTTCAACGATGCTTGCCTCTCCAGTTCTGCCGCCCTCGTCCCGAGTTCGCGGGCGCGCTGCACGTCCATGATGCCTTCGGCTTGACGTTGGGCCGCACGAAGTTCGACGGCCCTCGCCTCAAGGCTACCTTGGGCCGCTCGGGCAACGGCCGATACCGCCCGATTTGCTGAGGCAACTTCGTTGAGTTTAGTAGCAGCACGATCCGCAGCCGACGCCAGATCGTTCAGCGATGCTGCTAAACTGGCCGCTACTTTATCGAACTTACCGCCAGAAGTATTGAACGCGGCCGTCCCGGCCCCTGCGCTCCTCATGGCCGCCGTGTAGGCATCAAGTTCAGCTTGAATACGTTGAAGCACGTTGATCGCTTCAGTCGCTTCAAATCCTAATGATGTCTTGAGTTCGTCAGCCATGTTACAACCTTTTCACGGTTATGCTGTCGTAAACAACTGGTGGTAGTTGCACGGTCCGTGCAAACTCGAAGAACGCTGCCTGTCCCGCCGCGAACGAGAACCAAGGAGCCGAAGGGCTACCTCTTCCCGTCAGGTGCCTCACATTCTTGAACTCCTGGAGCACATAGTGCGGTACTAATGTCGAAACCTCGAAAGCAAAATACGGGAAGTCCGTAATTATTCGCGCACTGCCCATCGATTCGCCTTGAGGAATTCGGCTCTTGGCCTTAAGAGGTGCGAGCACTACGCGACCATTTACTAACCGCGAAATATCGATTAAAGAGGCACGGGCCATGCCCGTCCAAATCGGGACACGGCCCGTGACGTTAGTCAACCAGATTCTCGCACCTTCCTTGAGTTTATCCTCAAGGTACTCGCTTGCGGCTGCAATGTACGCACGGATATTAAGCGACGCACCAACGAATTCTCCGTAGAATTTCATTTTTTGCCTCGCTTTCCGCCTCTCATTGCCTTGGCCATCGAGTAAATCGGCTTTGAAGCCATCTCTGATTCTTCGTATTCACGCACTTGGTTGTATCCAATCAACATGGCCTGAATGTCGACTGGTATTTCATCCCAATCGATCCAAGGTTTCAGTTGGAACCTTTCACAGGCTCTCCAGATGGCGTACTCGACGGTGCGGCCGGCGGGGACAATAATTCCTCGGGCGCTTGCACGGAAGCTAAAAAACGTTTGCGAGCCTCCTCAATCGCTCGCTCACTCAGACAGTTAGCTACCATTGTCGCGGATACAAGCCGATTAACTTCGGTGTCACACAGGCCCGATTGTATAAGTTCCTCACGAAACTTGGGCCAGGTTGTATTGTCCGAGAGTTTCACGGTTTCCCATTCAAGATCCGGCGTCCCATCCGTGAGACCCTTGATGACCATGTATGCAAACCGTTTTGTCCCCCATTCCTGACAAAGGTCGAGGTACGCCGAATCGGTTGGGTCTTCCACCCGTTTTCCGCCTGGAAGAATTTTCGCTGGCGGCTTCGGCGGAGGACAAAGGTTCTCGAACTCTTCAAAACTTTCGAGGGCACGAATCCGGAACACCAGATCCCCGTCCTCTCGGGGTAGAACAATGAGTTCGACGTGTACGCCTGGGCGCTTTCCCTTGAGTTTCATATCAATCTCCAGTGGTAGAAAATATCCCGGCCCCAAACGCGGGGCCGGGACCGATTAGTCAAATCAAACATAGTACAGATTCGTTCGCGAAATCACTGCCTTGACGGCATTGCACTGGCCGGTGACCGACACCTGTGCAGCACCAGCATCGTGCGCCAACTTCGTGTAGAAGAAGTAGGGCAACTTGATCACTTCCGCCAGGATGCTTCCGCAGTCGGGAGCGTTCACAATCTCAACATCCACGACGTACGGTGCACACGGATCAGCCGTATTCGAGGAAGTCCACGTCGACGCCGCGCCTTCTTTCTTCAGCGCTTCCTCGATCGTCGGCGTTGCAGCCCCAGCCACAGCCTTGATGAACTCCCACGTGAAGTCGAAACTCACGTCCATGGGTTGCTCGTCGCCCTCCTTGTACGTGTCAAGCAAGCCACGGTTACGAATGATCGTGAGTTCACGACTTTCGTCGTACGTCATATTCCCTTCACCGATTTTGATTTCCAACTCAATCGGTAGGAACGTAATCGTGTCCGCAGACACAAGGGCCTGGGGCAGTACCGGAGTTACGGTGATTGAGAGCGTCGATCCAACTTCTTCACCGCTGGTCGTCTGCGTAATCGCTCCGATGGTCCCGCCCGTAAGGTTGGTGCCATCGCCGACGATCATGGCGATCGATCGCTTCTCGACGCTGGTGCCGCTGAACGTGAACACAACAGCCGTCGTATTGCACGGACCGCCAGTAACCGCAACGTCGCCAGCCACGTACGCCACACCTCCGATTTCCAAGCCGGCGCACGCGGTGTCAACCGCAGTTTGAACAACAGCACTGGTTGCGTCCCACGCAATGGCCGAAGTCACAACGGCACTGTTACCAGGCAGCGTAATCGCCAGAGTGAACGTCCCGCCGGTGGCCGTACTTGCGGCCATCGATTGGACTTCATCCACGCCAGCACTGACCGTTCGAGCCGTTATCTCGTGCTTCTGAGTGTAACTCGCGAAGCGGCAATGCGCACCGACTGGCACCGTCGGGGCAAAAGTCCCCGGCGTCACCGGAACAACCGACGCCCCTAACAGGGCGCCCGCGACGCCGACCGTTGGCGAATACGTCGTTCCGTTCCAAAGATTTCCGAAACCATCCTTCAAACGAACAGTAGCATCCTTCAGGTCGATGGGCGCGAAACACACCAACCGAGGAGACGAGCTAAGGAATTGCACGCGTTTTCTCCTAGTACGGGATTGTTCTTCCAACATTACGCCGGTATGAGTTCATTCTCAGTATCGCCAACGAATCGCACTCCATTGTTTGCTGTTTCAATGAGCAGCAATGGGC